TTCGATCCTTCGCCAGCACCTTAAGAAGATCCACTTCGTCTGGCGAGTATTCTTCATACAGATCTAGCACGTCGCCGATGTAGAGGCTGGTTGTGCGGAAAGTCAGAAGGCCGTTGTAGGTCTGTTTGGTTTTCGTCACAGTGTCTTGTCCTCCCCATACACCGCCTCAAGGTCCTTAGTGGTTATGATGGTGAAGTTGGGATGGAGTTCTAAGAGGTGGTTCTGGTCTTTGATCCACCGATCCAGGTCCTTTGCCATTTCCTCTGGAGCCCGAGACAGCATGAATTCCCTGTCTGGTATGACCCACATCCGCGTACCGCCAGTGAAGTAAACCCATCCGCCATACGGTGAGCAAGTAAAATTCTGCATTGTCCCCTCCTACGCCGACAGTACTACCGGCTTCGCCTTGTAAACGTCTTCGACCGACTCGTGCCGCCACTTGCCGCCCGTGCGGGTTGTGTAAACAGATCCATTTAGCCAACGGGCAATCTCCCGGTAGCTCATCCCCTCGTTCCTGTGGTATGCGATGACCTTGATGATTATTTGCTCATACTCGCTTTCAACCAATTGCTTCCCCTCGCCCATCTTGTACCCGAACGGGATATTCCCCACCCGCTGCCCCTTCGATTTCTTATACGCCAGTGCCGCCTTCGTCCGCTCGGAGATCACTTCCCGCTCCCATTGGGCCACGGCACCCATGACGTTAATCACAAGACGGCCCGCTGCACTCTGTGTGTCAAGAGACTCAGCTAGGGATACGAGCGCCACTCCATGTTTATCGAATAGGGCCAGAAGGTGCGCCAGATCCCCCACGCTTCTGGTCAGCCGGTCCAACTTCGCGATGATGACGACATCGACTTCGTGGTCCTCCACCATCCGCTGAATCTGTTGGAAACCGGGACGGTTGAGATCCTTGCCGGATTCCTCGTCCGTTACCAGCGCTACAAGCTCGTCTCCTCGAACCACACACATAGCCTCGATCTTGGCCCTTTGGTCCTTCAGGGAGACGCCGTTTTCTGCCTGATCTTTAGTCGAAACCCTACAGTATGCCGCTGCTTTCATCATCACCTCCAGTCCGTATCAAGACTTATTGTGCCACGAAAACTAACAACTTAACCCACCAACCGAATTAAGTTATTTGTCTCGCGCGTCCAGGAGCCCACGCAGGCCCGCCAAACCGAGTTCTGGTCGGCCTGGAGTTGGGAGGGGGTCATAGAGCCCCCAATCGAATCAGCGCCTCTTCCATGAGCCAATCCGTCAATCCCTTCCACGCCCCGTCCTTGTCTGGTCCGTCGCTGTCCAGGTATACTTTCACTGCTTCCTGTTCGCGGACGCAGCGGGCGAGTTCATCCTCAATCTCCGCCATAGAGCGTTCCTTGGTCTCGCAATTTCAACGCGGCTTCAAGATTCCGGCAAGCTTGGTTGTAGTAAGATTCTTTCAATTCGGCCCCTACAAACCGACGTCGTTCCTCCAGTGCCACATAGCCCTCCGATCCGATCCCGGCAAACGGCGAAAATAAGATGTCTCCGGGGTTGCTCCATAGTTCAATCGCACGCCGGATCACTGTCAGTTGAAGCGGGCAGATGTGCCGGGAATCGTCGTCTTCGCGAGCGCTGGTGCGCTGTAGCGTGTCGCTCGGATTGATGTCGAACCAAACCGGCGAAGCGTAGCGCTGCCAGACATAGTGCGAATACTTGTTCACTGCCGAACCGATCTTTTTTTCGGCCTTGGGTTCGTCTTCGGGCCGTCCAATCCAGCGGTTGAAGCCCGAAGGGGCATGCGGTATTGGCTCGGGATTGTCGCCATCCTTGCGCATCACTACGAGATAATCGGGGCTTCCGACTCGGCAGATGGCCGAATCCTTCACAAGTTGTTTGTGCATCAACCCGAGCGCCTTGGTCCGCGTGGCCTCGATCAGTGGATCTTTCCAAATCACCACCTCGGAATGGTGGATGAAATCGTACTTCTCAAACGCCCGGATCAGATCGCCACGAAAGTCCTTCAGCCCAATGTATCCGTCGCGCTCCTTCATGGCTGGGATCTGCATGCAGTGGAATGCGACCAGCCGACCGGGCATCATAATCCGGTGAAGTTCGCGCACCATGAAATCGAATCCGGCAAAGAACTCCTTGTAGTCGCGGACATTGCTCATGTCCTGCTGCGCGTCCGTGTATGAGTACAAGGAACCAAACGGCGGGGAAAACACGCTCATATGAACACTGTCGTTGGGCATCCCGCGCATTACTTCAACGCAGTCGCCCTGGTAAATGGCGTACTCTTCCGTAATCACTTGGTTTATTACCTTCACGCCGTTTGCGATATCAGCCATTCCGGAATCTCCATTTCTGTTTCGTGGTCGTATCTCGTTGCCTTATGCCGCGCGGCAAGCTGCTCCTCGCGCATGGCGACATTCATCTCTTGCTGTAGTTCTTCGTACTGCGCTTCCTTGCGCCGGATGGTCGAGAGTACGCCGCCCTCTGTTTCGGCCACTATGATATGGGCGTTGACGGGATGCGCCTGCCCGAAGCGCCAACATCGGCGGATCGCTTGGAACATAGATTCAAACGAATACGAGAGGCCGACGAAAGCCATATTACAGCAGCACTGAAGGTTTAAGCCGTAGCCGAAGATTTCAGGCTTACTGAGCAGCCAGTGGATGTCTCCATCTAAGAATTGGACTACTCCGGACTCTTTCTTTTCCTGCGAATCAGACCCGCGCACTTCGACGACTTCAGGGAGCGCCGCCCGCATGGCGTCGGCTTCGTAGTTCGTGTTGCACCAGATGATCCACTGTTCGTCGGGCTTCTCTCGTACAAGTTCTGCAACCTTACGCGCCCGGTCGTCGCAAGTCAGACGCATCTCTTTGTGGAGGCCCGTCGCGCTCATGTCCGGGCATCTGAAAAGCATCCCATCCGTGCTGATGCTTTGGTCTACTTCCACGATGTGCTCTTGGAGGTGCAGGGGCGGTAGATTGAATCCTTCGTCGTCGTATCCAAGGTCGGATGGCTTGAGTAGGCAGACGGCCCACGAAGCTACGAACTTCCAGAACGGTCGGCGTCCATGCCCCTTGAGCGACCACTTGGCCGTCTCGCCGCCATCGTGCTCAAAGAACATCGCCAGCATGGCGGAGCGCCGCATCACGTCCAATAGTTCGGCGTGGGTTCCCAGTTCGGCGTGGTCGTTCGGGCTCGGGGTCGCCGTGGAGCAGAGCTTGAACGGCGTTTCGGCTAGTTGTTCTATCAGGTCTTTGGTTGTCTTTGAGGTCCAGTCCTTGATACAACTCGATTCGTCCATCGCCACGCCAGCGAATGAACGCAGATCGAACAGCCCCATGCGCTCGTAGTTTGTGACGTTGATCCCGGGCCGCACGTCGGACTGATCGCGACAAAGCGTCACCGCGATGTGGAACTTTGCGGCTTCCCGTTTGAACTGCTGCGATACTGCCAGTGGGGCCAGGATGAGTGTGTTGCCACCCGTGTGCAGACAGACGTGCCTGCACCACTCCAACTGGATCGGCCCCTTGCCAAGCCCCGTGTGCGCAAAGACGGCCCGCTTGCCGCCGCGTAGCGCCCATCGGCAGATATCCCGTTGAAACGGAAACAGCATCGGGTTAATATCTGATTCTGCTACCTCAAATCCGCACGGCTCAGACAAGATACGTTTCGATGCTAGGAACTCAGCGTAGTTCATCGTCCTCCCCCCCCACGCAGGCGCGGCGCACGGCATCCTGGTCAGACTGGAGCATTGCCTGCGTCATGAGCCGTCGCCGTAGCCGTAGCCGGAGCCGGAGCCGGAGCCTTCGCCGGAGCCGTCGCCGTCGCCGTAGCCGTCGCCGTAGCCGTAGCCGGAGCCTTCGCCGTAGCCGTAGCCGGAGCCGTCGCCGTAGCCGTAGCCGGAGCCGTCGCCGTAGCCGGAGCCTTCGCCGTAGCCGTCGCCGTAGCCGTCGCCGTAGCCGGAGCCGTCGCCGCGATGCCTAGCGACGATCTTCGATAAATCGCTCATACGTCGCCTCTGCCATCTTGGTCGTCGGGATGAACTCAATTACGTTCGTCAGGTAGACTTCGCCAGTCTTGTTCAGCCTGCCGCCAGAAATCCCGTTGTTTGCGACCGCCGACAGCGACAAGCCGCCACCTTCCCACTTCCACAGTCGAAGCGCATTCTCCAGCTTACATTCCATGCCATCGACGTACACCACATCGCCGATATGCACTCCGGCGCTGTAGGTCCGCACAAGGCAGCGTTTGCCGAGCATCGGATGCACTGGTTTGGGGTTGATCGTTGGGCTTGTCGCGAACATCGCAACCAGTTCGCGGGCCTGCTTGATGGTCAGATCGTCTATGTTCATTTCTGTCCTTTCATTTGTTTCGCATCCTGGTCAGAGAGCAGGGTCGCGTGGGTCATTTGCCAGCCACCTTTTTCCAGCACGCCAGTGAGTTGCGCCACGTCTCACGTTCGTAGGGTGTCTTTACGTGCCGCTCGGCCCATCGCAGGATTCGGCGTTGTGCCAAAGCGCGCTTCCGTTTCGCCACCTTGAAAGCCGAGAGTTGCGCTGCCTTGATAAGACAGTTCTCACACATCTCGTCGGTGTCCTTGTGGATGTCGCACGCGGGCGTTCCGTAGTCCCCGGTTTCTCTATCTCCGGAACTAAATTCCGTACAAGGCTTCACATTGCGCCGCATCTCTTGAAGTTTGGCGTGCTGGCGGTAGAGTTCCTCGACGGCTTCCAGCAGTCGGTATGTCGCGGCAGGATCTACTCTCATCTTCCCTCCTCCTCCCCCAACTACACATCATCAAGATCATCAAGGTCATCACAATGGCTCTCTGGGATGCAGTCCTCATCTGAGGCCGCACCACAGTAAGGGCAGCGCCCCTCGTCGTCGTAGGGAAACTCTGGCGCGTCCATCGAATCACGCATCCGTTTCTCGCTCATCGCTCATACCCAGGCCCGATACCAAATGTAGCGGCCCACGTCGTGAGCGCATTGACGCACGACAAGAACCTTGTCGCCGATATGCGTCCACTGATGTTTAGGTATGGGATTTGCTTTCGTCATCGCGTCCACCCCCACAGTTCCGCAACTCTCCGAGCGGTGCGGTATCGCCAGCCGAGCGACTTCGGATCGGCAATGATCTTCAG